AAAGTAGTTGTTTTGTTTAGTGAATGAAAATTATAGTGAGTCATTCCGCTCACTCTCTTTCTCGACAATTACATTTTCAATAAATTGTAATATTATTCCGAGAACTATGAGTATTGTAATATCGTGAATTATCTGTATCATAAAAGTGTGACAATAGGTTATTAAGTAGAGTATAGTAGTAGGCAAGTGTCACTGTTTATTCAACAGCGAACTCTCTTGCGAACGTTGGTAAGTTATTACTGTTAGTGTAATTACCATATTGTTGAAAGCAATTCATAGTTTCAAACTTTTCTTGATTTGCAGCATATACAGCATCGTGATCGTAAGTATATGTTTCACCTTTTTTGTTTGTGAATGTGATAATTGCATTTTGACCGATTAGTGATTTAGCGATAGTAAATCTGTTTTTAGTTAATTTCATAATAGTTTAATTTAATTTAGTTTAGTTATATATATTATCTGAATTGAGTTGTATTTGTTTCGTGTTAGTATTTCAATGCGTAAGCGCACGCGTTACAGAATTCTTGTAAGTTTGAAAGAAATTGTTTTGAGAATAATTTTGACATAATGTAATTGAATTTAATAAGTTAGAATTTATATATATATTATCTAATAACGCTCGTATTCGCTTCGTGGATAAAATGAAAATGAAAATATGAAGGCGGGGGCGGGTAAAACATTTCGCTTTTGTGGGGGGTGAGGGGGTGGGGGGTTAGGGGGGCTACGCTATACCCCTATATTTATAACGACTTTTATTTTCGAGCTAGTGTGTAACTATAGTATAGTAAAACAAGATATATTATGGCTTATAAACCTTTAAAGAAAAGATACATGACTCAGGAGTACGACGGTCCTTTGTCTAAGATGATTAACAAGGCCGTTGAAGAGCGTGTTAGCTCCGTATTAAAGAACGTTACAGAGAACGAGGGCGAGGACGAAATGGAGATGAGTGATTGGGAGAAGGTATCTTCTGAGACTTCAGATCTAGACATGTCTAACGATCCTAGATATTCGGGTGGAACTACTACAACAGACGTTTATTCAAGACAGGGTGAGAGTGATCCTTATGAAGGTGAGAAAGTAGATTCTGATACATGGAAGTCGCAATACGAAGAAGCTATGGAAGGCGGTGGTAGTAAAGGTATGCAAGAGTATGTTAAGAAATATAACATGGACGGTACTGCTAAAACTGAATACAAAGAAGAGACTACAACTGATCTAACTCCAGCTGAACTTGAGAAGATACAAAAGAGAGAGATTGATCAAGTACCGCCTGTAGAGCAAACGCAAGAACAAGAAATGGGTTATGCTCAAGCTAACATGGGCTCAAACAATCTAGCAAGTATTATGGGTATGGACCCTAATCAAGCCGGTGCTCTGTCAACACACGCTAAAGAGTTTTTTGACATGGAGTTTAGCTCTGACAACCCATCTTTTGACGTGTTGAAGGATGAAAAGCAAATGAAAAAGTGGAGAAAAGAGTACAATAAATCTCATCACGCTAAAAAGAAACCAGGAAGATATGGTAATAGTATGCCATTTGAAAGGTGGGTGATGCAATCAAAAGGACTGTTAAACGATGCTAGACAGTGGGAGGGTGATAACCCTAAAGATGAAGACAACTCTCAATTTCAAAACCCTGACGGATCAGACTTCTACAATAGAGATGTCGAAGACGCTAAGCAAACACGAGGTGGTAGAAATGATAAAAGTGGGAATTGGTACGATAAAAAAGCTGAAGTAGAAGGTGGAGGAGGAGCACCCAGGTTTAATGAATCGTCGCACATGCCGAGTAGAAAGACTATGTCATTTAGAAAGCCTCAACCTAATACTGGAGGATTTAAAATGAAAAGACATGCGAAGTAGAAGAATGATGCATGGTAAACGTAATAGAAGATCTAGCTGTTTAAAGAAGACAGAAGAGATTACTGTAGCGGTGCCAGAGCCTAATTACGCTCCTACTGAGAGCGAGGTGCTAAATCCAATGGATCAAGCAGCAAAAAGACTAGAAGATAAGGATATGAACATCGAAAGACAATAACAATGAGAAACTATAAGACAAGATTGCCTGGATTAGATAGAGCTAGCGAAGCTAAAAACCCAGGAGGCAAGCTAAAATCAGCAGCCTTGCAAAAAGTAGGTGATCCACAAGGTAAAATCATGAACGAACCAGCTAAGTACCGCGAATCTCCTTCTAATTTTATGCCAGAGCCAGGCAGCAGTCCTAAGAAATTTGGAATAATGGGGGCGATGGGTGCTGGAATAGACTTATTAAAAGGCGGAGACGCTAAATCTGCTGGTAAAAAATTCTTAACCGGAGGTCTATTTAAGAAAAATAGTAAAAAAAGTGAATATTAACGTGACTATATTACCGTAAACTAATTATTAACCAATACATAAAACCAAAATGACGTATTTGTATTACAAAACTAGTACGTGGACCGGAAATCCACAAATCAATGACAAAACCAAGGGCCAATGGGAACACCTTGCTGACAAGAAAAACTGGCGAATCACCCAATTACCCAATGGTTACTACCAAACAGAAGTTTCTAGACCCGATAACGAAGGTGAATGGGCGGATGTTACACGTAGAGAAACCTTAGAAGGTGCAGAACAAGCCATAGACGGCTCAGTAGAGCACTTTACTAAGAAATTAGAGGCTACGAAAGGCCCTACTGTTGTAAAAACTTTCGATAAATAAGCAATAATTTAATTTAATTTACTATAATGGAATACAATCTCCCTAGCGAGATCGTCAAAGACCTAAATTTTGGCGAAGAAGCAAAAAACCGCGTCATGTCTGGCGTGAGAAAACTAGCAGAAGCAGTATCATCAACGCTCGGAGCGTCAGGTAAGTGTGTAATCTACGAAGATGCACGTGGTAAACCTGTCATTACTAAAGACGGCGTAACAGTAGCTAACTCTGTGGTCTTATTTGACGCAGTAGAAAACATCGGCGCAACACTTATTAAAGAAGCAGCCGGTAATACAGTTAGAGAAGCTGGTGATGGTACTACTACGGCTACTGTTTTAGCGTATAATCTACTAAAGCACGCTTATGTAGCAGCAAGAAAAGAAACTGTTAGAGACCTGAAGCAAGGCATAGACTCTTGTTATGACAAGGTTATTGAATATCTAGAATCTATTAAGATAGATGTTGACGAAGACATGCTGAAAGACGTGGCTAGTATCAGCTGCAACAACGACAAGAAGCTTGGAGACATTATTGCTGATGCTTATATTAAGGTTGGTAAAGACGGAGTCGTGTTAATGGAAGAGTCTGAGACAGAAGAAACTTACGTAGAGCTAGTAGACGGTGTTCAGATAGACTGTCCGCTTACATCACCCCACTTTATAACAAATTCTGATAAACAAAAAGCAGAACTAGACAATCCGCTAGTATTATTATGCATGTCTGAAATACCTAACATAAGAAAAGTACAGTCGGTACTAGAACATGTTATCAAGAACAATAGATCCTTGCTTATTATAGCTCCAGTTTCACAGCAGGTGAAGTCAGCGTTAATAATGAACAAGGTTAAAGGAAATATAAAAATAAATATTATAGACCCCCCTGGATTTGGCCCTACTAAAAAAGATACATGTGAAGATATATCTATACTAACTGGCGCTACTTTATTTAACGAGGAGTTAGGAGATGATTTAGATGCCATGACGCCTGAAGATCTTGGAGAAGCTGACTACATTGAGACAGATGATAGAAACACAGTTATAACATTAGATACCGACGTCGACTCTGTGGGTGATAGAATAGATCAAATAACAAAACAAATAGCAGATGAAAAGGATGGTTTCGTTAAGAAGATGCTGGAGCAAAGATTGTCTATGCTATCTGGTAGTGTTGGAATTATCCGCGTTGGAGCAAACTCTAAGGTTGAGCTTAAAGAAAAGAAAGATAGGGTCGAGGACGCGATATACGCTACAAAAGCTGCGCTCAAAGAAGGGATAGTACCAGGGGGCGGAGTTGCCCTCCTTAATGCGTCTCAAAAAATTTCGACCGACAAGGTCGGTGAAGAGGTTCTTCTTAAAGCTATTAGAACTCCTTTTGACACTATATTAGCCAACGCTGGTGTATCTATAGATAAGGATGCTAAAGATCACGATGGCTACGGTAGAGACGCTATTACTAACAAACGTATCAACATGATAAAGTCTGGTATCATAGACCCGGTTTTGGTTACAAAATCGGCGCTGAAAAATGCCGTGAGCGTAGCCTCTACTATATTATCAGCTGATTGTATAATTTCAAATATGCGCACAGATGAAGGCAGTTAATCATTACGTAGTAGTAGATCGTATAAAAGAGAAACAAAAGAAAGTTGGAGGTTTAATCTTAGATGAAAACAAAGATGAAGAGGTTAGATACTTTAAAGGCAAAGCAATATCAGTTGGAGGTTTTGTTGAGGGTATTAGTGTTGATGACACCGTGTGGTATGACAAGTTTGCTGGTCACGGTATAGAATATGACGGTAAGTTTTATTTTGTTATCAAGGCAAGTGATATTGTATTAGTAGATTAAACATAAACCATAATCCACAAACTTTAAACACAAAATCTAAAACAAATTATTTATTAATCATTAACTCAAAAAAAAATGGGAATTTCAAGAATTAGGTCTAAAGGACCTTACCTTTACTTTGCAGAAGGGCTAGTAGAGACAACAACAGAATCAGTTATGTTAGCTGCAAGCGCGTTTTTAGGAGTAAATCCTACAGCGAACAACAAGACTGAGTTTTTCTTTAAAGACGTGGTTGGCACAGAGACTAAGACAGTCATCGAGTTGACTCACGAACAAGGAAAGAATAAAGAAGTTATAGATGCTTTTGTTTCTATAGTTAACAGTAACCCTCACAAGGCTCACGCAGGAATGTTAGTAGTCGCTGATATAGAGGACACCACTGGAACGGAAGAAACAACAGCTACAGGCGGCGCGGGTACATCTCAGGATCCAGCGGTTTTTGGAACTAAGACACCTTTCTTTAACGAGGCGTTTAACGGAATGGTAACAAGTGTAGCAATATCGTAATTATAACTTAAAAAAAACAAAAGAAAAATGGAAAATTATTTATATTTCGCAGATGCAGATGGAGCGGATGCTACGGGCGACGCGGGTTTGTACGCGGCTTCAAGATTTATTGGGGTAAGCCCACACTCAGCAACAGTAACGCACATATTCTTTGAAGGTGCTATGGGTACTGCTGATGCAAACGAAAAAATAGCGCTAACACATATTGACACAACTACAACGGCTGATGATGGTCCTTCTTTAGTTGGACACCAAAGTAGACTTATAGCAAACGCTATCGCCTCTGCTTTAATGCCGCAGCCTAAGCAAAGTGCTGGCATGAAGATTATGGTTGATCTAAATACTTTACAGAAAGCTCAAGGTATGGAGGGCGTGACTGGAGTAGCTATTACTATTGACTCGTAATAAATGAGATTAACATCTCACGATTTACGTGAATTACAAATCCTTAAGTATTACAGGCTCACTAGAAAGTGGGCTTGTAAGACTTACGGGTTAACAGATGCTGATCTTGAACTTCTAGTATTTCTAGATTGTCAAGGACGGTTTACAAGAAAAGAATTTATTGATGGTACTTATACCATGAGTTGGGATAAAACCCGATGGGACAAACTAAGAAAGTTAGGCTGGATAGAGGTTTGGCGACATAGAAATCGTACAACGATAAAGTATAGCGTATTTAAGACCTCGTTTAAATGCAGCCAATTAATAAGTAGAATCTATAGGATCTTACTCGGAGAAGAAGATTTACCAGTATCAGATCGAAGCGTATTCTACAATAACAAATCGTATACAGATAAAGTTTTTAACAAGGCTATTGACGATATGATTAAAGACCCAAACAGATAATGGCTTTTAAATTAGGCAGCAGAATAGGTAACAGGGACAAGAAGGTGAACATAGGTGGCACAACTAGTGGCCACGAAACCATCGGTGGTGTTCAAATTCAGTTTGCCAGTTTAGAAGAAGGAGTCTTGGGCGAGGCGCACAAGGAAGGCGTTATATACATAAGCGATAAGATCGAGTATGGATCAAGCCAGTACGATAGAGTTGTTGCTCACGAGATGAAACACATGACTGATTTAAAGATAGGTAAGGTTAATTACACAGACGATAACGTTTTCTACAATGGAGTTAATTATCCTAGAAAAGATGGATATATTCTTTACGAAGGTGAATGGCAAGAAGAAGGTGACACAGACTTTCCTTGGGAATTTAAAGACTAACTATGATGAATAAAAAGAAGTTTACAAATACTGGCGATGGAGCTATACGAGTTGACGCTCAATATGACGGATCGATGCTCAACAAGAATGGCGAAGATGAAAAAGATTTAGCTAAAAAAGACAAAAAAATCCTTAAAGAATCTAACAAACGTCTTATAGCAGACAAGAAGAAAGAGCTTAAGTCTGGTGGTATAACTAGAAAGGAATTTAAAGGAGCTAAAAAAGAAATAAAAGGTTACACAGACGTCGATGCTGCTAAAGATCATTTTAACGAGCCTGGTTTTAAAACTGTGAAAGGAGAGAAAAAACACAATAGAATTTACAACAAAATATCTAAACTTGAGAGTAAGGCTGAGAAAGCAAATAAAAAAGGTAAAAGCAAAAAAGCTCAAAGAAAGATAAATAAAGTGAGTAAGTTAGAAGATAAGGCAACACGAGTGGTATGATAAATAATTTAGTAGGAGGTTTATTCGGTAAGATAGTAGATAATGCAGAGGGTATACTTGACAAAGTTATTACTACGGACAAGGAGCGCGACGAAGCTAAGCTTGCTCTTAAGAAGTTACTTCTTGATGCAGAGCGTGAAGCGTTTGCAAAAGAGGTCGAGGATCGCAAGTCTGCGAGAGAGATGTATAAAGACGATGCTATTATTCAAAAGGTTTTAGCAACGCTATTTACTGTAGCTTATTTTGGTATTACATTTGTAATGTTTAACTATTTTGTTACAAAGTCAATAGACTTGGGTGAATTTGAAATAAGCTTTATATCAACAATATTTGGCGCTATGAGTGCTAAAGTTAATACAATAATAGACTTCTTCTTCGGCGGAAGTTCAAAAAAGAATGAACAAATAAAAGAAAAATAAAATGGGAATTAATAACACTAATACTAGTTACGTATTTGGCCAACTAGGCTCTGCTCACTGCAAGACAGCTAGCTCTGTATATCCACCGAAAGGTATGGTTATTTGTGCTGTTCAGTTTTTAGCAACCAACACGCCAACAATCATGAGATCAGAAGCAAGCTCTTCTTTGGCTCAACAACACTTCGCTTGTCTATCTACTGAGCACGCTGCTCACAACAATGGAGACGCACAGCAAGCTTTAACAGACGCTTCATCAAACACGGCTCACACTTTGTCGGGCGCTAACGCCGCTATCGAGGTTGGCATGCAAGTTATATCTAACACTGAATATACAGGTGTTGATAAAACGAACAACAAGCCAGCTGTAATGGTTACTAAAGTTGATGGTACTGCTATTGAGTTTAATAGACCTATCACAGCATCGTCTACTACACTAACGTTTTCTAAAGAAACTGGTGACGGTGGTGAGGACGCGTCTAGTATTACTTACCCAGCAGGTATCATAGTGTATGGCCGCTGGACAGAGGTCAAACCTAGCGCTGATGCTGATGGTGGAGTAATCTGTTATTTCGGATACTAAATGGGATTTGTAGCTGGTCTAGGACATCCAGGCTTAAGCTGTGGTGTTCCAACGTACTATATGCAGCAAGGCGCTGGCAATACTTGGGACGCTAACACTTATGCTACTATTTACTTCGATGGTAGTGGTAGTATGGGTAGTATAATCACTCCTTTAACTAACGCTATGGGTGGTGATTATTTCTCTAGCGGATCAGCGGCTGGCGGAGATGGAGTTAAAAATACAGACTCTCTTAGATCTATACTTCAAGACTTGTATGCTACTGGTGGTATTGAAGGTGCTCCAGACTACAACACCAACAACGCTACAAACGGTAAAAATGAATTTGAAAAGCACGTTCAGTTTGTTACGATTACTAACGAAAGAACCGCAGAGTGGCTATCAAAGCCGTACAAGTACAACAGCGGGGCGACTTGGCCAAGCTCTCCTACGGCAGCGGCATTCGATGATTCTGACTTTATTACCCCTAGTAATTTTGTTGCTGTTGCCGTTTGCAATGAGTCAAACTTCATCTATCACGACGGTCACGCTGGTTCGACCTGGGCTAATACAGAAATAACAAGTTCTTGGAAAACTGATATAAACTTAGTTAGAGACGCTTTAAAGTCAGGTGGAACCATGGATAGTCACGCAGCTGGTACAGATCCCTCTTTTACAGGTGTTATACTAGACCCAGGCTCTGGTCCAATTAACCACGATGGACCATCGTTCAACGGTATACAAACAACCGCTTCTCAAGCACTTTGGGCTTTTGGAGGTAAAGAAGGCCAAGGATCTTACGCTGCTGACGCGGTGGACGCGGGTGAAACATATAGTTTGGTTGACCTTACTATACCCGCTGGAACTGGACTGATGGCTTGGAATGAAACAACGAACGCTCTAGTGCTGCAGCAACTATATAATAAGTCAGCTGAAACTAGCGTTTCCTTTTGGAAACAAGAACTATTAAACGCTTTTCAGGTAAATCTTTTAATACCTGGGGCTTAACAATTTAATTATTTATTATTTATTATTATGGCAAAAAGAAAAACACCAAAGACGGTAAACTTAAAATCAGAAAAAATTACCGCAGATGAACTACGATCAGTTCAAGACTTAGTACGACAACTCAACATGGCAACCTCAGACGTGGGTCTAATTGAAATTAGAAAACACGAAGCGCTGCATGCCGTTATGTTGATGACTAAACAGTACGAAGAGCTTAACACTGAACTTAGAGAAAAATACAAAGCCGAGGACATTAGTGTTCAAGACGGCACAATTAAATACAATGATGACAACGAAGATAATAAGAAAGATAACGATAGGTAAAGATTATAAAATAGACGCTATGCATTATTCGGTTGGTCAAGAGGTATACGGTGGTCACACTATCTCAGACATAATTGAAGAAGAAGATAAGTATTCTATTTTTATAAAAAAAGGTGATGATATTTTACCTTGGAAAGATTTTAATAAGAATATGGCTATTTCTATAGAGTATAATCTACAATACTAATGAATAGCCCTTACAACTTTATAGTAGAGCCTTTAGGATCAAGATACAATAACGTTAAAAAAATAGGTGAAAAAGATCTAATACTAAACTCAGAAATATATCACCACGAGTTTGTGAATAGACTTGGTATTGTTAAAAGTATTCCAAGTATATCAAACGATAGTGGTATAAATATTGGAGATAAAGTTGTAGTTCATCATAATGTTTTTAGACGATGGCACGATGTTAGAGGTAACGAAAGAAACAGTAAGTGTCACTTTGATGACGAAACTTACGTCGTTGGTTTAGATCAAATATTTTTATACAACAGCAAAGACAAGTGGAGAGCTCCTAAGGGCTTTTGCTTTGTTCAACCTATAAGAAGCGCTGATGAATTTTCTTCTGGCGTAGAGCATGAGACAAAAGGCGTAATCAAGTACACAGATGGAACTTTTGAAGTAGGAGAGCTTGTTGGTTTTGAACCATTTTCTAAATACGAGTTTATAATAGATGGAGAAAAACTATACAGAGTGTACTCTAAATTTATTACAATTAAATATGAATATCAAGGAAACGAAGAAACGTATAATCCTAGCTGGGCACAAAGCGGTTGAAGAGTTGATTAAGGTAGCTAAAGAGGCTATTGTTGACAGCGATGACGATATATCGGCGGATAGACTAAAAAACGCTGCAGCTACTAAAAAGTTAGCTATATTCGATGCGTTCGAAATTCTCAACCGTATACAAGAAGAAGAAAATATTTTGGAAGGAAAGACACCTGAAGAAAAAGAAGAAAGAGTATTTAAAGGCTTCGCGGAAGGCAGATCAAAATGAGTTACGAGCAAACGTTATATAAAATAGTTGAACCAGTTAAGAAGACTACAATAAGTCGACTTAACAAAAAACGTAAATGGGAGTATGGATACAATAAAGAAAACGATATTGTGGTTATCTCAAAAACTGGACGCATTGGACAGATATTGGAGATCCAAGGTTTGCAAATTGGTTTGCCAGCTGAACCACGAGAATTGCCAAGACGAAACAACAAGTGGCAAAAAATAGAATACCCGAAAGAGCTAGGTAAACTTAAAAACATATTTGACTGGAGAGCCTACCCTGAGGAATCTAAAGATCAATGGTACGACTTAATAGACGAAGAGTTTAAGCGTAGAAGCGAGGGCTTTTGGTTTATGAATGACGGTGAGCCTACCTACATAACAGGTAGTCATTACATGTATCTTCAATGGAGCAAGATAGATGTTGGCGCCCCTGATTTTAGAGAGGCTAACAGGCTATTCTTTATATTTTGGGAAGCTTGCAAAGCGGATAAACGATGTTACGGTATGTGTTATTTAAAAAACAGACGTAGTGGCTTTTCGTTTATGAGCTCTGCCGAGACGGTTAACTTAGCTACAATATCGAGTGATGCTAGATATGGAATACTATCTAAAAGTGGAGCTGATGCAAAGAAAATGTTTACCGATAAGGTTGTACCAATATCTATTAACTATCCTTTCTTCTTCAAACCCATTCAAGATGGTATGGACAGACCTAAGAGTGAGCTTGCTTAT